GGAGGTGGTGGTCATGTGCACGATCCTACAGCGTGGCTTACATAAGCGTCAACGCCAACAAATCTTTGAGATTTCACGCACAAGCTTTGCGTATTGCTGCGGCTTAAGGCCCATCCACGGCCGGGCCTTGATCGTCCTCGTGCCGTAGTGAAGCCAATACCCGACGACGTTGTGGGGCGGGCTTTGCTTGCCAGTGGCGATTCGTCGTGCGCCTGCCTGTTCGTATTTTAGCGATTTTGCGAATGCTTTGCTTTCGGCTTTTGTGAGCGGACGAGCGACGCCTCTTTCTGCGAAGCGACCCTCAGCCAATCCAGCCTGCCGAAAGGCGCGGCGCTCGGACGGTGCGCGATATTGCGGCGACGTGCCGGTGTCGGGCGCGATCGTGACCTCGACGGAATCGGCGCGGAGCGTGGCGCCGCGCGCCTTGACGGAGTTTAGCAGGCCGCCACTCATGCGCAGATCGACCTTGGGATCTTCGCCCATGCGCTTCAGCTTGCGCTGATAGCGGCGAGAGTAGGCGGCGAATTGCTGCCCGTTGATGTCCACGCCCTTGTTGGTGCGCTCCAAGATCATGCCGGGCACGACGCCCTTGATGATCGTTGCGATGCGGTTCGCATCGAAGCGCGGTGGCCTTCCTCGACGTGTGATCGTGACGCCCATGTCATCCCCCTTGTGCGCGCAGCCGTTCGGTGACGTCGACGGGCGTGGCGCCCGAAGTGTCGTAGATACGATAGCCGCTCTCGATCGCAGTCGACGTGATCGTCGGCGCCCAGCTATGCCTGCAATTGTAGCCGCCGCAGTAGTCCTCGACGGGGAGATTCTGCCCGTTGTCCATCGTCGATGGATCGAGGACGGCTTTTCCGACCCATTGCGCGCAAAAGGGCCGGTTCTTGCCGTCGCGTGGACCGACGTACAAGTAGACCAGGTCGACGCCCTCCGCCTCGGCTGCGGCCGCGTCCGCAATCACTGACCGCCGGCCCGTGGCCATGATCGCGGCGTCGACGGCAGACTGCGACCGAAACCACGTCGTGCGCATCTGCTCCTGCACCATCGCCACGATCTCGCCAAGCGAGCCGCCCGATGCGATGCCTTGCTGTGCAGCACGACGAATGAGGTCCGCAAAGTCGCCGAAGACCTTGACGACGTCGGCGACTTGCGCCGACACGATCTGGTCTAGCTCTCGTCGGACGTCGAGCGGAAGCGTAGCAGGCGGAGCACCGACGACGGCCTCAACCGCTTGCAAAGCACGCGCACCCGTGACGCTCGCAATCGTCGCGCCTTCTTGCTCAAGACGGGAGACGATTTGTCGATAGACGGCGGCGGCTGTTTGACCCTGTCGTCGGACAAGCGAATCCTCCCCCGGTTGCGTGTCGAGTTGCAGAAGGATGCGCAGCAGATCGCGTTCGAGCACCGACGCCAGCGCGCGCAGATCCTCGATCGCTGCGTCGGCGACGGGTCCGGCGAGATCGGCGCCGCTCACTCATTCCCCGACGACGCGGACGTCTCCCGCACCGACGCGAAGGGCGACGCAGTGAGCGCACCCACGAGACGCGGCGCGCCCATTGCCGGCGCGCGCGACTGCTCAAGGTAGGCCTGCGCATCTGCCCTCGACGACGACAAGCCGAGCATCACGCGCGCGTCCGCTTCGTCGATGATCTTGGCAGCGAGTAGGTCAAGCACGCGCTGCGTCTTGCTGGCGTCGTCCTCATACGACTTCGCCTGCGACAGCGTGACCGAGGGGAGCGCACCGCCGAAGTCTGCCGGCGCGTCGGGCGAGAATCGTTCGAGGAGATCGATCACGATCGGCAACAAATCGGACTCCTCGAAATCCTCGAAGATCGGGCGCTGTTCGGCGATGCGCTGGTCGTGCGGGGCGTTGGCAATGATCTTCGCCACACCCGACTGCGGCGCACCAGGTGTCACGGCGTAAGCGTCGGGCGAGTTGCCGCGTGAGACGCCCAGCTCTTGCAGATCGCGCGTCGCCGATGCCTCGATCGCGGCGTGGTCCGCCGATGGCGTCAGGTATTGCATTGACTCGCCATTGCCGATCGCGATCACGCTGTCGGGTCCGCCGACAAGCTCCTTCGTCTCTCGCGTGATGCCGCTGTAAATCGCTTGCGCGTGGGCCTGCATATTGACGACGTGTTGCCGATTCGACCGCGAGACGTTCAGGTTGTCGACGTTCAGGCTGACGTCTCGATCGGGCTCCGGCCAGAAGCCACCCGAGGGCGACTCAGTGCGCAAAAACGCGATCGGGAGAATGCCTTCGTAGGTCTCCGTCGCCGACGAGCGAAGGCTATCCTCACTCACACGTCGATGCGTCCATGGGCCGAAGCGCACGAGCGCCCCGGCGTCATCCTCGACGAATTCACGCGACCACACCCACCACACATCGGCCGCGTCCTTCGACGAATCGCGCGCCTGCCGAAGCGCGACGAACCACAGCGCCTCGTCCTCCGATGGTGCGGAGTGATGCGCAATCGTGACGACGTCGTGGGGCCAATACAGATGCGCCGCGCACTCGCCGGGATCGTCCACCCCGATCCTCTGGTACCCGAGCAGCACGACGCACGCACGCGCGCCCGATGCCGCCCGACGTTCGGCTTCCGGCATGAGGACGTCCACCGCAATGTCGTCGAGGGCTTCCGTGAACGCGACTGCGCGAGGGTCCGCCGGGTCGAGCAGTGCGCCATCCTCGCCCTCGACAAGTTCGCGTTTCGCCGGCTGTTGATAGACCCCGCTGTCTTGCCGCGCGAAGAAGCGCAACCAGTTCACGGGATCGATCGGCATCTTCGAGCCGGTGCGCGGGTACGCCTTTTCCAACGCCCCACGAATCAGCGCCTGCTGGTCGCCCGCGTATCGTTGCGCGATGCCTCGCACGACGCTGTCGTAGTCGGCCGCGCGCTGTCGTCGCCCGACGCTCAGGAGGTCGCGCAACTGGTCCGGCTGCCACACGCCCGCGTCTTTCTTGATCTGCTCGACGACGGCATCGGACGCTGAGTTGACATTGATCATGGGTCGATCCTACCGCGTTCGTGGCGCTTATGTAAGCGCCGGCACGATCATCCCACGATCCCCCATTCGTCCGTCGCGTGCGCGCTCGCTGTCGTCGTCGTGCCGCCCTGCCGATGCACGGGCCATTGCCAGTGTGCCAGATAGCCGAGCGCGTCGACGATATGGGATTGATCCTTGTCGCCGGCTTTCTTCTCGGGTTCGCCGCTGCGGTCGTATGCCTGCGTTTCAAGCGCCTTGATCAGCGTCGGGCAAGCGTCCCCGTCGACGGTGACGCGGCGGTCACGGAAGAGGACATTCAGCGTGTTCACGCGGTCCTTGACGGGCGGATTGCGCGTGCCGTGGATCGGGCGGAAGCCAGCCTGCAAGAGTAGGTGGACGTCGCTTAGCGACGACGTCGACTTCAGGGCCGTTCCGCTCGCGTCGACGTAGGCGCTGATCCGCATCTTGGCGATCTCGTCGCGGCTGTACCGCCGGCCTCGGGTGCGTTCGAGGTATCGCCCGATCCACGCGGCCACCCGTTCGGCGTGCTCGTCCGTCGTCGTGCCGCCGTCTTTGATCACCTCACCCACGACGTGCGCCACTCTCTTCTCGTCGTCGATCTCGGCCACGATCCACTGCATGTTCCTGACGTTGAAATCGCACCCGATCGCGATGCGCCCTCGACCAGGTCGAACGGCGTACGGCTGCACCGCGTGCGTTTGCCGCACGAAACGCGAGTAGACGCGACCGCCGCGCGCCGTGCGCAGGCCCTCCAACTTCTCCGAGATCGCCTCGTCGGTACCGAGACGCGCGCGTGAATCTTCGATGTAGGACGCCGGGAGAAACGGATTGTCCGAGGTGCGGATGATGTAGCTCCGCGTCGTCGGGGCAGGACGCGCAAGGATCAGATCGTACGCCGGCCCGAAACCCTCCGGGGTGCCGGTGAGTAACGTCTCTAGCGCACCACCGACGCGCACACGCTGCATCGCCGGAACCAGCGCCTCGACGTCGCACAGCTCCCACTCATCGATCCATGCTCCGATGGCGTTGATCCCTTCCGTCGAGCGCGGCCGGTCGAGGCTGCGGCACCACACCTCGAATTTTACTTTTCGCCCGATCTCGAAGATATGGGCCTGCTTCCAGTGCCTGTAGGGCACGCCCCAGCGGTCTAGGTTCTCTGCAATGCTGCGCTCCATGACGTCGCGGACCATCGGATACGTCGGCTCGCACCCGAGGATCGGCCCCGCGTGGCCCTCTCGCAGCCCCAGATCGAGCAGGAACGCGACGCCTAGCGAGGTCTTGCCCGACCCATAGCCGCCCGAAACGACGCGCACGCCGGGGCCACGGTCGGCGAGCACTTGCAGGTGCCGTTGTCCAAACTGGGCAACACCGCGCGACGGGGCAACGGTCATCCCTCGACCACCCAGCGCACGGCTTCGCCCTCTTCGTCTACGACGTCATAAGGGAGCAACGTGGAGTCTAGCCGCACGAGCAGATGCCACCGGCCAAGCCATCCGATCGGCCTTGCCATCCGTTCCACTCGGCGCCCGATGCGCACGCTATGCACGACCCTGCCGTCGCTGGCGAGATAGGAAGCCACGGTCACGATCTCCACCCACCGACCATCTTGTCGACGTCGGCGGCTTCGACAATGTCGCACGCCGCAAGGATCAGCGTCGCCAGTCGCCGCGCCTCGTCGGCCGGTAGGCGCACGCGCACGACGGAGCGCTCCCCGTCGATCACGAGCATGACCAGATCATCGTCGAGCCCGACCGAGTACCGGCCCGACTGCGCTTCGTCGTCGTTCATTCCGCCGCCGTGTGCGTGACGACCGCCGGGATGAAGTCCACCGTGTCGACCTTGCCTTCATCGGCCGGCGCCGGCTGCGCTTCGGCGATCTTGCCCAAGTGGCGTTCGACGATGATTTCCGA